TTTGACTTTGTGAGTAGAGGATAGATTATGTTACAGAATAGATTAGAAGATCATATATTAGACGGAAAGAATCCTCATAAGTGCTATCTTTTAGCAAAAGAGTATGATAAGTTAGAACAAGGAGCTATGGCAGTATCCTTATATTTAAAAGCTGCTGATTTAGCTTCATCAGAATTTGTTGATAATAAAGAACTTCAATACAAATGTATGATAGGTATTGGTCGATGTTATGAAAGACAAAGAGATAGAGGGTTTACAGTAGAAGGTGCGTTTCTTGACGCAGTTGCATTATTACCTACAAGACCCGAAGCTCATTATCATTTATGTAAACATTATGAAGGTAAATCTTTATGGAAACATTGCCTAATCCATGCAGAACTTGCACTTGATGATCCTTACATTGAAGAGAATTGCGAATTAGGATTTCCTGGGTATGAAAACTTATTATATTATCAAGCATTAGCAAATTGGTATATTTCAGGCCAACAAAATGGTAAACAATTATTCTTTAGTTTAAAATATAGAAATAAATTGAAACCAACACTAAAAGAAAAAGTTGACCGTATCATGGATAATATTTGGTACCCTGATGTTATTCCATACACCCAAGAAGACTTTGAAAGAATCAAGTTTATATTTCCAAACTTAGAAAGAATTATTAGAAATCACTCAAAACATTTTCAAGATATGTTTGTCTTATCTTGTTTTAACGGCAAAAGAAACGGTTCTTATTTAGAAATCGGTTCAGGTGATCCCTTTGTTCATAACAATACTGCATTGCTTGAAACTGAATTTGGTTGGAAAGGTATTTCTATTGACAATTCTGAAGCTTTATGTTATAATTTCAAAGAGAAAAGAAACAATACAGTTATATGTTCAGACGCAACTGCTATTCCGTTTGAGAATATGCTAAACGCTCATTGTATGGAACCTATTATTGATTACTTACAAATTGACTGTGATGAAGCATCAATTGATATTTTAAATAAAATACCTTTTGGCAGATTTAAGTTTGGAGTTATAACCTTTGAGCACGATTCATATCGTTTAGGTAATGAAAGAAAAGACGCAGCAAGAAAATTATTAAAAGAACATGGTTATGTGTTAGCGGTTCCTAATCTTGCTTTTGCTCCAGGACACCCTTACGAAGATTGGTATATACATCCTGACGTTGTAGATTTACCAAAGGAAATGAAAGCAGAAAAAGATGTTAATTTTGTTTGGGATTATTTTATGGAACCTATAGATACCAATAAGGATTAAAATGATAACTGTAGTTGCCACGGGTGGTTTTGACCCAATTCATTCAGGACACATTAAATATTTAGAAGAAGCAAGTTTATGTGGTACACGACTTGTCGTAGGTGTTAATTCCGATGCTTGGTTGAAAAGAAAGAAAGGTAGATACTTTATGCCTTTTGAAGAACGAGCATCTATCGTTGAAGCACTAAGTTGTGTTGATGAAGTTTTATCATTTGACGATAAAGATGGAAGTGCCATACACTGTCTAGAACAAGTTAAACAATTGTACCCTAATGATACTATTATATTTGTAAATGGTGGTGATAGAACATCAGACAACATACCTGAGATGGCAGTTGAAGGAATTGAATTTCAATTTGGCATTGGTGGAGAAAATAAAAAGAACTCGTCGAGTTGGATATTAAAAGAATGGTCTCAACCTACAGTTAACCGACAGTGGGGATCTTATACTGTTTTAGATACAAACGGAAGATGGCAAGTAAAAGAATTGTCATTTGACCCAGGTAAATCTTTAAGTGACCAAAGACATGAACATAGGTCAGAGCATTGGCACGTTGTAAGTGGTGCAATACTTATGGAATTAGATTATGGTATGAGAAGAACAGAAGCCAAAGTATATTGGCCTGGGCAAAGTATTGATATTCCAAAAGGTGTTTGGCACAAAGCAACAAATGTAGGAACAGAACCTGCGAAAGTAATCGAAGTATGGCTTGGAGACATTTTATCCGAAGATGACATTGAACGCCGCGACTAATGTATAAATAAAACTATAATTTAGAATAATGCTAATAGTCAGGAGACGAAGATGGCAGTCAAAACAGGCGGTATTACCGTCATCAACAATTCCAAAGAATTTGAAAATTTAACCGGTGCTTCCGGTACTTTTGGTGATTTTCATCCAGAAGAACAAGTAATCACTACTAGTAACGCTGCACAAAATCTTGATATGCTTAATCCTGTGGCGAAGTTCGTCATGGCACAAGACGTAACATTTACGGTCATAAATAAAGGTTTTGGTAGAGATAAAGTTTTTATCTTAGATACATCAGCATCTGCTTTCACCCCTTCTTTTGATTCTTCAGTAGAATTTCCTGGCGGAGACCCAACTTGGTCAGGTTATAGACATTGGGTAATTACTTTATTGTGTTGGGATACTACTAATGTAAGAGCAACTGCCGTTGGTTTTGATGACGCAGGAGCACCACCTACTGGTGGATTACCTACATCATTCTCTCCAGACAGTTCGTTTGACACAACTCAAAACGTAAATACATCAACAGGAACAGCACAAGCTTGGGCATCTGTATCATTTGAACATGAAGCTAGCAGCAACAGAATTAAAGTAGGTTGGTGGAGTGCTACCAATGCATTTTCATCTGCAACTGCCTTCACTTACGTTAATTATACTGGGCTAACAAATATTACTTCAGTTCAGTTTCAATACAATGTTTCAGCTCAGAGCTGTAGTGGATTGTGTACCCCATCTTCATATAATGGCGGACCAACACCAGCTGACGACGGATATAGTTCTGGAACATACTATAATGGATATGTAAGATTTTGGTGGGCGGCTTATGCAAATAGTACCACCACCTCAACCACAACAGGCGCAAACTTTAATAGTTCAGATCCGGATTTTCGTATTAGAGTAATATGCGACCAAGGAACATTGTATTCAACATGTGAATTAAATCAAAGCCTTGCCTCTCTCGTGGCAAACTTTGGAACAGCAAAGAGTATATAAGATATGGCAATTAAAATAGCATCAACTCCAGTAATTACAGACGCACAGAAATTACAAAACATTACTTCTATTTCAGGTACGTATTCGTCTTTCTTTCCTAATGCTGAAACCATCACAACTGTTATTGATATGGACATACCTATCATGTCAGTCGTACTATCTGCAGCTACAACGTTTACTGCCACTAATTTGGCAACAGGTAAAACAGCGATTCTTCTTTTAGACGTTGGTTCAGCCGGAAACGTACCAACATTTCCTTCAAGTTTTAAGTTTGCTGAAGATACTGAACCAACTTGGTCAGGTACACGATATTGGCAAATTGGTCTTACTGCTTGGGACAACGCAACCGTAAGAGTAGTCGCAACTGCATGGGAAGGCGCAGCAGCACCTTCTCAGTCTAATTTAGCAGGTACTACAACAACAAATGATGTTCGTAGTCCTGATGATGGCGGAGGTAGTAACTTAGCTGGATTCAGTTCAGGTGGTCTCGCAAGTAATTACTCTTATAATTCAGTAACATGTAATTCTTTTACTGAATATAGAGTATTCCTATCAGGAACCAAATCAATAGAACTTGAGGTAGAAGATAAAGGTACCGATATGACTGGTTCACTTGGTACTCAAGCTGCCTGTAGTGCATACCCACCAGGATATGTCTTTGGAGATACTATCACATCTTGGTTAGATAACGTTGACACTGTAACTAATGCGTATAGCGCCGGTGTGGATGAGTGGTATGAATCGTGGGATGCTCCTGATGGTGAAGGAGTATACTTTATTACTTATACAATTAAAAGAGGTGGAACTACACGATATAATACAATTTTCTACCCAGGTTCACAATATGCACCAACTCCAAGTGATGGATATACATATACTAGGGGTACAAGTGTATCATCAACAGGAAACATTCAAGGAGTCGGCTCAGGTACTGCGACTTATCGTTTAACCTATACTCCACCACCAACAAAGTTTTATGACTTTACTGCTACAAACAATGTAACTGGTATTAAAGCAATTTGGAATTGCACAACGGCATCTGATGCAACTGGAGAAGTTGCAGCTTTAAGAACTTTTAATGGAAGTGCTGTTGGTACTGGGTCAACTGATTCTGGTTGGAAAACGTCAGCAAATGACATGAGCACTGGTATTACTTTAGTAATTAATCATCCTGGACCAACCGCATCGAATGAAGAAACGCATGCTTACAACACAGCAGGAACATTAAGTATATATGGTAGAGATGCAACATCCCTTGATACATTACTTAAGGAAATAAAAATAAATGTATTCACGTCTGCTTCAAGTACTGGAAGTCCATCTGTATGTCTAACAAATGATATGTTAGTCAAAGTATTACAGGAAACAACATCGGCAACATTAAATAGAGTTTACGATATTGAAATTGGTGATAAGATTTGGTCAAATTCTGGTTGGACAAAAGTTGTAAATATTATTAAAGACCATCCACGTGAAGGATTCTATTTACTAGATGATTGGTTGGAAATTACAAACGATCACCCAATATTAATTGATAACGATGGTAATAATGAATGGATATTGGCAGAAGATTATGAAGGAAGTAAAACATATAACGAAGGAAACGTTAATACAGTTTATATTGAAACTGAACACGGTTCGTTTGAGGTGTTTAACGAAGCTGGAGATAACACATTCACTGTTAGTGGTGATTACGCTAAGCGAGGGGATATCTAAATGGAAATTGATTTCAAAAGAGATTACATAAGTAACGGAGTAATTAATTATTGGTTCATTGTAAGGAACCCCATTGATAATGAATTAGAACAAGTATGGATGCTTGCACCATATCATGGTGATGAAGAATTAGACCAAGCTGAACGTGCTAAATGTAAGGAACAATTAGTAGGAGCATCAAGTGGCGATTAAAATTAGCGGAACAACTATAATTGATGATAATTTTGAAGTAATTAATGTGGCAGATACAAGAAGTTCAAGTTACGATGATCTTCATTCAACTGTAGTCGTAACAACAAATAATATTAACTTCGCAACTCCAGTTATGACTTGTACTTTGGGTGCGGCAACAACATTTACAACTACAGGTGGTGCAACTGGCAAAACTTGTATGTTGCTTTTAGATACATCTTCAGTACCTTATGCTCCAACATTTCCTTCAGATATTAATTGGCAAAATAATTCAGAACCAACATGGAGTACTTATCAACATTGGCAAATTACTTTCTTGTATGTTGCCTCAAATGATATTCGTGCGTCAGCTGTAGGATTTACAGGTAGTACACCAACAGAATCAATTTCATTACACGGAACAGGTAATACCCGTTCAGCAGCTGATGATACAACAACGTCTATGCCTGTGACTGCAGATTGTGTTTTTGGTATGAGATTTAGATCCGATGGAAATATTGACAAATATACGAATGGTTCTGCATTCGGACAAACAGGATATTGGACATATAGTACATCTAGTTGGAATAATATTACACCTTCACAAACATACTATATTAGAGCACAAAACGATAACGGACAGCTGACTTTCGCAATCAATCTTAGTACATCGGATAGTGATACATTAAATACATGGCTTCCATTAACAAGCAATAGACAATTTAGATATAGAGTTGCTGGGCCAAGAAGCAATGTTGGTACATTAGAAGGATTAATGAAAATAGAAATTTCTTCAACTTCAAATGGGTCTAATATTGTAGCAACAGGTTATTATTATTGGGAAACTAACGGAACAGCATAAGAGGAAAACATGGCATTATCACATTCATTTAATACAATCGCAGGTGGTCAAAATACTGCGGGCTCAGGTGGAGTTGGAGGAAACGATTATCCAGCAGGAACAGTCACTCACAGGCAATTCCCATCTACAACAGTGGATGCAGATTACTTTGCATTTAGACAAGACTTCGGAAGCTCGGTAGATGTTGACCTTGACTTTGATTTTTTATATGATGCTATTGGTGGCGGTTTAACAGTTAGAACATCTAATATGAGTAGTTCCGCACAAGGCGATAGTACACAAGAAGATTTTGATTCTTTTACTACTGCCGGTGTTGCTCAAGCACACGGTTCTACTGGAACTAAAATACACTACTTTAACGATTCCGCTATATCAGGAGAAACTTATCCTGGTCCTGCCGACCAAATCAAAATTAAACATACTTTGTCAACTATTCAAACAACAGGTAATGGGTTTCATCAGTTTTCAATGTTAAGATATCATTACAATGGTGCATCATCAGGTGCTCCTCAATCATTAGGTACTTACACAAATGATACTTGGTTTAGTTTACACAATATTGGTGGTCAGTCAGGAATTGATGTACCGAACGATAGTGTTGGAATAAGAGTAAATATTAATAATCAGGCAAGTGCGCAAGCAGGCGGAACAGAAGATTCAAGAAAGTGGACAGATCATACAATTGAATGTTGGGTAAAAGGAATTCAAGGTTACAATGATACGTTACTATATAAGGCAAGGTTAAAAGTTTCTGCGTATGCTAACGCTTCGTACTAAAGATAAATAATAACAATAATAGAGTAAATTAAAATGGCACAACCAACAACAAGAGAACAATTCAAAGATTGGCTACTTCGTAAGCTCGGAGCTCCTGTCATTGATATTAATGTGTCAGATGAACAAATAGACGACCGTGTTGATGAAGCTGTAGATTTCTGGAGAGATTATCATTATAACGGAAGTCAACTTGTTTATATGAAACATCAAATTACTCAAGAGAATAAAGACAACGGTTATATAGATTTGCCTACAGGAATACTTGGTATTTCTGGAATCTTTAATATGCAGTCAAGTATTTCTACAGGCTCAGGTATCTTTAATGTTCAGTATCAGTTTGTTTTAAATAACCTTGAAGATATTACTGGATATAACATCACAAACTATTATATGTCAATGTCTCATTTAGAGTTCTTACAAGAAATGCTTGTAGGTAAACCGATGATTCGTTATAATAAACATGTAAATAGATTATATCTTGACACTGACCCAGGATTGCTTGTAGTTGGTGAATACATTATTATTGAAGCTTATGATGTAATCGACCCTTCAACATATTCAGATGTATGGTCAGATCGTTGGTTACAAAATTATGCTACTGCCTTAGTTAAAGAGCAGTGGGGTTCAAACTTAACAAAATTTTCAGGTATGCAACTTGTAGGTGGTGTATCTTTTAATGGAGAGCAGATCTTATCTGATGCAAGAGAGGAAAGAAGATTAATGGAAGAAGAAGCAGTGAATAATTTACAACCTCTCAGTTACAATTATATTGGATAAGTAAATGGCGACGAATGTATTCTTCAACAATTACTCTAGAGTTTCAGAGCAAGAACTGATTGATGATTTAGTTATTGAATCTATCAGGCAGTACGGCGTTGATGTCATTTATATGAGTAGAGCAATTAAAGGTCGTGATAAGATCTTTAACGAAGACGACTTTCCTGAATATAACGAAACATTTGAGTTTGAAGTTTATGTTAAAAATAATGAAGGGTTTGAAGGAGAAGGTGATTTCCTCTCTAAGTTTGGTTTACAAATAAGAGACCAATTAACTCTTACTGTTGCTAACAGAACTTTTGAAAGACATGTGACTCGAGAAGTTGTTGACTTGCTTCGTCCAAGAGAAGGTGATTTAATTTACTTTCCACTCAATGAAAAGATTTTTGAAATTAAGTTTGTTGAACATGAAAGTGTATTCTATCAAATGGGTAAGACGCAAGTATTTGATATGACATGTGAATTAATAGAATACAGCAATCAAAGGTTTAATACAGGCCGCGCAGAAATTGATAATTACTTTGCTGATTATAATACGGACATAATTGTTGATGCAAATAATGCAACATTAACTGCACTTGCAGCAACGGACGATAACGCAGGAAATCTAAATTTTGAATTAGAGGCTGATGGAATTATTGACTTCTCTGAAGTGGATCCGTTTAGCGAAAACATATCAATAAGTGACTCATAATGGCAATAGCAAATTACTTTTATAATTCTACGATTCGTAAATATGTTGCCTTATTTGGTACATACTTTAATCAATTAGAAGTTCGTAGAACAAGTACTGATGGGACTCTCAATCAGAGACAGATTGTACCTATTTCTTATGGACCATATCAAAAGATTTTAGCAAGACTTGACCAAGATCCTGCTATATTAGGTGGTGCAAGTTTTGATGCA